AAATAATTTATACGATGACTAATAGAGATTTTGAAATACCTAACATAATTTATTATTTTAATCAAGAAACATTAAATATAGATACTTTAAATTTTGTTAGATTAGATTGTGAAATAACTAACAAATGGAAGAATGTAGAATATGTCGATGATAAAAATAAAATTTATTATATTTCATATTATTATATTCCTATACTTGGATGGAATGTTGAATATGATTACTTATTCAACCCTGATTTAGAAAAACTTAAAGAAAAGGCTTATTTAAAGCAATTAAGTGATAAAGACTATAAAGAAGCACAAATAGAAACTTTTAAAAATGATATTACAAAAATTGAACAAAATATCAAATATTTAAAATCAATACAAAAATGAAAGAAATAGTTGAAAAATTTAGACAAGAAATTTATGAGACTTTACCAAAAGTAGTTTATAGAGAATTAATTGATGGTTCTATTGAAGAATTGTATATTTGTAATAGCGATTTTCTTCAAATAGATGAAGGTAGAATATATTTTTGGTATGAAGATAACGACGATGATTATAAAAGTATCGAAATTTATTATGTGATTGATAAAGGAATGACTATTGATGAAATGTTGGATGAATATGATTTATACTCAAGTAAAGATGAAGTACAAGAAGCGATTAGAGTTCGTAATGTAAATAAATTAGAAAGACTCAAAAATCAAAGAGAATCAATTGAAAAAGAAATTCAAAGATTAAATTCTAATAATTAATTAACCCAAAATTTTTATGTCATTAAATACCTTAGAAGAATATGATGATAATTTTGTCAAAAAAGTTATCAAAGTATTACTTACCAATAAAGAGTATCTTACCGAAATTGAAAGTGGAGTAGTTTTGGAACATTTTCATTCTCCTGACCAACAATGGATAGTCGAAAAGATTAAACAATATTATCAAAAATACAAAACAATTCCTTCTGTTGATTATCTACAAATAGAGTTAAAGAAATTTAGACAAGCTAACGAAAAAAATAGACCAACCGTTTCTTTAATCAAAGAAATGTTAGAATATGTCTATAATCAAGAGTCTGATGAAGAAGATTTACCCTATGTAAAAGACCAATATACCGAGTTTTGTAAAAAACAAGCTTTTGTTAATGTCACCGAAAATTTAGTTGAACTAATAGAAGCAGGTAGATACCAAGATATTGTTTTAAAATTTCAACAAGCATCTCAAATTGGTATCCCACCTTTACAAGGTCATTTTCTTAAAGAACAATTTGACGAAGTGTTTAGAGATGACCTAAGAACAATAATTCCGTGGCATATCCAAGAATTTAATGAATTATTTGCAGAAAAAGGAATATCAGGAGGAAGTGTAGTAATCAATTTAGGACAACCAGCAGGAGGAAAATCTTGGTTTGGAGTTTCTTGGGCTACTTTTTTAGCTAAATTAGGTTATAATGTAGTTTATTTTAACTTAGAATCAGAATTTGTTCACGTAGCAAGAAGATTTTATGCTTGTATTAATGAAATTCCATTAGACCAAGTATTATATAATAGAGAAGCTATTGAATCATCTTTAAATTCTTTAGAAGGAGAAATCATCATTACAGATTTAAAAAGAGAACAAAAAACAATTGATTATATTGAACTTTATTTAGAAAGATTAAAAGAAACAAGAAATATTAAACCTCATTTAGTAATTATTGATTATGTTAATCTCTTAAAACATAAAAATAACAAAGATGAATTAGTAGGGCAACAAAAAACTTGGGAAGATGTAACCGATTTAGCTAAAACAGGCGATTTTGTAGTTTATTCACCATCTCCTATCGGAAGAGAAGGTTTTGGAGATAAAGTTATCACTGGAAATAAAATTGGTGGAGCAATCAAAGCTATTTACGATACTGATTTTATTATGAGTTTTTCTTCTCATAATATTGCCCATATTATCAAAAATAAAAATGGTAAAGGAAATGGGAAATCTTATGAAATGGATTATGATTCATCTTGTGGCAAGTTTTCGGTAATTGATGAATACTTTGAAGATGAAAGTTCTTCAAAAAATACAAAAACTTCTGCAAAACTTAATGCAATTTTAGATAAAGCTAAACAAAGAAAATTTTAAATTGACATATTTATAAAAGCATAATATGAAAGACGTTCTGGAAAAACTACGATTATTGGATAAATTTGAAAGACCAAAAGACCATAACGAAAGAGCTTTTTTTGAAAATCAAAGAAAGTTTTATAAAAAAAGTTTATTAAATGGGATAATGGATTCAAAAACCGAAGAATGGTTTAATCAACAAGTTGAAAAATTAAATAAAAATTAAATTATATATGGAAAAAATTTTAAAAGAAAACCCTCATAGATTTACCATGTTTCCAATCGAACATTCCGATATTTGGGAAGCATATAAACAAGCAGAATCTACATTTTGGACAGCAGAGGAAATAGATTTATCGAGTGATTTGTATGATTGGGAACATAAATTAACAGAAAACGAAAGATATTTCATAAAAAATGTAATTGGGTTTTTTAGTGCATCTGATGGAATAGTTAATGAAAATTTAGCAGTTAATTTTCTTAAAGAAGTACAATATGCAGAAGCAAAGGCATATTATGGGTTTCAAGTTATGATTGAAAATATTCATTGTGTTTCGTCTGATACACAAGTTTTAACAGACAAAGGAAATATACCTATCATCAATCTACTCAATCAAAATGTAAATGTTTGGAATGGTCAAGAATTTAGTGAAGTTGTTGTAAAAGAGACAGGTGTTCAAAAATTGTACCGAGTTAATCTAAGCGATGGTTCTCATTTAGATTGTACAGATGGTCATAAATGGTTGATTAGAAAAGGGAATCAAAAACACCCAGAATCTTGTAAAGATATTAGAATCGAAACTAAAGATTTGGTAGTTGGAGATGTCATTTCTAAATTCAAATTACCGATAATCGACAATACAGACCCAGATGATTTTAAGAACCCGTATATTCATGGTTTCTTTTGCGGAGATGGTACTGTTATTAGGGGTAAATATCCTTTAATTAAATTATATGGCGAAAAAGAAAACTTACACTTACTGTTAGATTTCAATCATAAAGAAAACTCTAATAAAATTGATAAGTTTAAATTCTATGTAACCGACCATATCAATAAAGATAAATTTTTTGTCCCAATAAATTATTCGATAAATACTAAATTGAGATGGTTAGAAGGATTATCTGATAGTGACGGTACAATTTCTTATAATTCTAAAAAAACTGGAACTGCTATCCAAATAACTAACATTAATCTTGAGTTCTTACAACAAGTTAAATTAATGCTTACTACACTTGGAGTACATTCTAATATCAAGATAGCAAAACACGAAGGAGTTTCCATGTTACCAGATTCAGATAGAATTTTGAAAGAGTATAACACAAATGCTGTGTATTGCTTATATATTACAATCACTGATGTAAATAAGTTAATACAACTTGGATTTCATCCAAATAGATTAAAGTTGAAATATGATTCAAAAATAAAAGAAAAGAAACGTTTGACCAAAGTTATTTCTATCGAAGATTTGAATAAAGAAGAAATGACTTATTGTTTCAATGAACCATTAAATCATATGGGCTGTTTCAATGGTATATTAACAGGTCAATCCGAGACGTATTCATTATTAATCGATACCTATATCAAAGACTCTCTGGAAAAGTATAATTTATTTAGAGCTTTAGAAACAATCCCATCGGTTAAAAAGAAAGGAGAATGGGCTTTGAATTGGATTAACAGTTCTTCATTTGTAGAAAGGTTGATTGCATTTGCGGTAGTAGAAGGAATTTTCTTTTCAAGCTCTTTTTGTGCTATATATTGGTTAGGTAAACGAGGTTTAATGAAGGGATTAACATTTTCAAATGAATTAATATCTCGTGACGAAGCTTCTCATACATCATTCGCTTGTTTACTTTACAGAAATCACATTGAAAATAAACCAACTAAAGAAAGAGTATTAGAAATTATTTTGGACGCAGTTAATATAGAGAAAGAGTTCTGTACAGACTCATTACCAGTAGGGTTAATTGGAATGAATAGTAACTTAATGCGTCAATATGTAGAATATGTAGCAGATGGTTTATTAAATGAATTGGGTTATGAAAAACATTTTAACTCTACTAACCCTTTTGACTTTATGATAAACTTGGCTCTAAAAGGAAAAACTAACTTCTTTGAAAAAAAAGTTAGTGATTACGGAATATCCGCAGTGACAAGTAAATTAAATACAACAAACAATAATTTTTTAGCAGAGGATTTTTAATATGAACATCAAAAAAAGAAACGGTAAACTCGAATCACTAAAATTCGACAAAATAGTAAAAAGAATTGAAAAACAAACTTATGGATTAGATTTGAATTTCGTAGACCATAATCAAGTAGCATTAACTGTATTTAATGGGTTGTATGATGGAGCAAGTGTTCAAGAAATAGATGAACTTATCGCAGAAGCATCTGCTTCATTATCAACAATTCATCCTGATTATAGTATATTAGCATCACGAATTGTTGTTTCATCTCTACATAAAGAAACTAATAAATCTTTTTATCTAACTGTTAAAAAATTATATGAAGATAAAATTGTCAATAAAGATTTTTATGAATGTGTAAGTCGTAATAAAGACATATTAGACTCTTCTATCATACATGATAGAGATTTTTCTTATGACTATTTTGGTATAAAGACACTAATGGCTTCTTATTTATTAAGAGACGCAAATAAATTTTTGTTAGAAAGACCTCAGTATATGATTATGCGTGTGTGTGTTTCTTTATGGAAAGATGACATAGAAGAAGTTTTGCGTAGCTATGATTGGATGTCAAATAAATTATTCACTCATGCTACACCAACTTTATTCAACGCAGGTACATTAAGAGAGCAATTATCGTCATGTTTCTTATTAACAGTAGACGACTCTATCGACGACATTTATAAAGTATTGTCTGATTGTGCGAAAATATCACAATCAGCAGGTGGAATTGGACTTAGTATTTCTAATGTTAGAGCAAAAAATTCTATCATAAAAGGAACAAATGGTATATCAGATGGAATTGTTCCTATGTTGAGAGTTTATAATGAAACTGCTTGTTATGTAAATCAGTCTGGAAAAAGGAAAGGTAGTTTCGCAATTTTTATAGAACCGTGGCACGCAGATATTTTTGAGTTCTTAGACTTAAAGAAAACACATGGTAAAGAAGAAATGCGTGCAAGAGATTTGTTCTACGCATTATGGGTACCTGATTTATTTATGGAACAGGTTCAAAAGGATGACTATTGGTATTTGATGTGTCCAAGTGAATCAATAGGATTAGTTGATGCGTATGGAGAAGAATTTAATACGTTATATAATTATTATGTAGAGAAAGGAATATATAAGAAAAAAATTAAGGCAAGAGAACTATACACTAAGATTATTGATTCTCAAATTGAAACAGGTACTCCTTATATATCATTTAAAGATGCTGTTAATAACAAATCTAATCAAAAAAATTTAGGTACTATAAAATCAAGTAACCTATGTAATGAGATTGTGGAATATACATCTAAAGATGAACAAGCTGTTTGCAATCTTTCTTCAATTGCATTGCCTAAATTTGTTACCAATGATAAATTTGATTTTGATTTATTACATAAAGTAGCATATCAAAATGTAAAAAATTTGAATCAAATAATTGATATTAATTTCTACCCAACGAAGGAAACAAGAAACAGCAATCTCAGACATAGACCTGTTGCAGTAGGTGTTCAAGGGTTAGCCGATGTATTTGCATTACTTAAACTGCCTTTTGATAGTGATAAAGCAAAGATATTAAATAAACAAATCTTTGAAACAATATATCATGGAGCATTGCAAGCTTCATGTGATATAGCAAAAAAAGATGGTGCATATTCTTCTTATAAAGGGTCTCCTATTTCTAAGGGAATATTTCAATTTGATATGTGGAATTCTGTTGTAGTAAATAATACTAAAGACGGTATGCAAATTTCATCTTCATCAAACGTAGAGTTATCTGGCTTATGGGATTGGGATGCTCTTAGAGAAGATATTATGAAATACGGTGTTAGAAATTCGTTAACAACCGCTTCTATGCCAACAGCGTCAACATCACAAATATTAGGTAACAATGAATGTTTTGAACCATATACTTCAAATATTTATAGTAGACGAACTTTACATGGTACATTTACTTTAGTTAACAAACATTTAATCAAAGATTTAATCGAAATTGGTTTATGGAATGATTCTATGAGGAAACTGATAATTGCAAATGAAGGCTCTATTCAAAATATTGACAGTATCCCACAAAATTTAAAGAGTTTGTATAAAACAGTTTGGGAGATAAAACAAAAAGATTTAATAGATATGTCAGCAGACAGAGGAGCATTTATAGACCAAACACAATCATTAAATTTATTTTTTGAAAACATTAACCATGCAAAAATATCAAGTTCTTTATTATATGGTTGGTTAAAAGGTTTAAAAACAGGTTCATATTACATTAGACAACAAACAAAAGCCAGTGCGAATAAATCATTGGGGATTGATTTAAGTTCAATCAAAGAACAAGTTTTCGATTCTAATGACAGTATATCTTGTTCTTTAGACAACCCAGAAGCTTGTATAGCGTGCAGTGCTTAAACAGTTATTTTTCATTGAAATTAGTAGTACTTAAAAGACCTTTCTTTTAGATTGGTCTTTTTTATTAAACTTTTTTACAAAAACATTTGTTTTATAAATAATTATCAATTAAATTTGTTGAGTAAATTTAAAACCGCTTAATAAAATGACAATATCAGAATTTATCAAAGAATTACAACAATATCCACAAGATTACGAAGTTATTTTATCAAAAGACAGTGAAGGAAATTCATACAGTCCCCTCGTTGAGATAGTCGATGGAGTTTATGAAGAAGAAAGCACTTATTCAGGCGATTTCCTACCATTCGATATAGAATATCAAGAACAAGGTATATCAAAAGAAGAATGGGAAGATTATAAATCAAAAAATAAAAAAGTAATTGTATTATATCCTATTAATTAATGTTATCGCAAGACGAAAAAGATTTCTTGTTTTATACTCATAATAGAATAGATAATTCTTTTTTAGAACCTATTTTATGGCAAATAACTCCCAATGATAGATTTGTTATAGAATCTCTTATTGAAAAACAGATTTTACAATGGTCTAAAATAACAGGAAAATATATACAAGAAGGAATAAATTATCAAACAACTTTAAATAAAATTTTAGATGAAATTAAACATTGAAATAGAACTAACCGATAAAGAGATTGAATACATCAAGTATGTAGATAGTATTAGAGATGAATTTGGTACATTTAACATGGATTATTACCAATTGAAGAAAGGAAACTTTTCAAATGAACATCAATTTCTCGAAAGTAAATCTATTGTAGAATATCATTTTGAAAATGAATATTATTACACAACATTTTTATTCGACGAAATCTTAAAAGAATTATCAAAATGAATATACAAGTAAACTTTGAATTAACCGACAAAGAAATCGAGTTTATATTATTTGTCGAAGAGTATTTAGCAAGAAACCCCTTGCAAGAGTTAGGAGATATTCCATTTTATATGTTTAACGATAGAAATCTTACCGAAGCAATTGCAGAACTTTATAGAAAAGATATTATTATTTGGGATGACCCTGCTTGTGGATATGTAAAAACTTATTTATTCGATGAAATCTTAAAACAATTATCAAGATGAAATTAAATATAGAAATAGAGCTAACAAAAAAGGAACTCGACTATATTCTATTAACCAGTAAACATTCAAAAGAATATCCAACTCTTCATGTAGATGATATTGCTTATAAATTAATGAAAGGTCGCTCTTTGAAAACAAGAGATTCTTTAATTAAAAAAGATATTTTAGTTTATCTTGAAGAATATAATTCTTGTTATACAACTTATTTATATGAACAAATAGCTAAACAACTATCAAAATGAGAAAAGAATATAACTTACAAATTTTAGAAATCTTAAAACAATATTTTGAAAAGAATCCATATATGAGATTTCATCAAGGTTTATATGATTTGAATCTAATTGATTTTGATGTCAATGTTTCAATGGATGAAATTGAAGAAAGAATTAATCAAGGAAATATTTTGATAAAAGATTTGTTTAATGAAGAATCTAAAGTAACTTTACAAAAATTAAGAATAATTGACATAATCAAAGAAGACAATGAATGATAAATATATCACCAAAATAGAATCTTTATTGGAAGATTATTATGAAGAATCTATTAGATTATCAATTTTAGTAAAATCGGAAGAAAATAATTATCTATATAACAATTTATATAATTCTTGTTTAGGTAGTATTTTAGCGACAAAACATATTTTAGACATTCTTAAAAATACAAAATAATATGAATAAAGAAACATTTAGTGTAGAAGTTGAATACTACGGAGACAAGTTAAGACTTGAACTACCTTCGAGTATTTCTATAAGTGATTTTTATTATAAACTCGACACAATTGCTCATTTTTTGACATTTCAAAATCAATCTATTGAAAATGTATATGTTAATAGAGCAAATGAAATTAATAATTTTGAGATACATGAGTCTATTAAAGAACTAAATCAAGAAATTGATACTCTTGAAAATAAGATTATTGAACTCGAAGATGAATTGAAGAAAACAAAAGAGACTAAAACAGTTTATATGAATCAAATTGATGAGTTATTAAGCAATAATGCTCTTATGTATAATGAATTGCAAGAATATAAAGAAGTTAATAACGACAATTGTAAACAAATTGGTCAATTACTACAAGAAAAGGGTATTTTACAGAATGAGTTACAAAAGTACGGAAAACCTATATTTTAATTAAATAAACCCTAATTTAACTATGAAAAAAACTTTGATAAAATATATAACAGTAATTCAAATATTATCTTTTATAATAACTCTTTCATTTCTTATAGCAGGATTATTTTTTGTTTCTAAAGAAATAGCTTTGATACCATTTTTTATTCAATTATCTTTTATACAAATACCATGTGTATTATTAAAAGAAATACTTGAACCAACAATACATAAATATAAATAACTATGGATGTAATTTGTATAAATAGTAAATTTTCACAAGACCAATTAGATTTTTATGCTACTTTTGGTATTGTAACCCCAAAGGAAAATAATGTATATTCTATTAGACAAATACGTTATGATAGGGGTAAACATGGATTATTGCTCAATGAGATAAATAATCCCGAAGTACCAATAAAATCTTTGATTAAAGGAGTAATATTTATTGAACCAAGTTGGGATTCAAATAGATTTACAACATTACTTGGAGAAAAAATTTCATTAGAAGAATTAGAAAGTATAACAAAAGAAAATTAAAACAAACAATTATTATGAGAGACAACAAATCAGTAAAACCTTGTTTAGGTGACTATGTTACAGTAAATGGATTTATCATTCCAAAAGATACTTTTCCATTAGAATATCAAAGAATTTTAGATTGTTATGATTACTGCGTAAATTCCACCGACGGCAATAGACATTACAACAGTAAACCAGTTTATCTTTATGATTCTATTACATTAGCATATCTAAAAGAGTTTCCAAACATTAAAATTGCTTCCAAAGAGTTAAATATTTTACCAAATAATTTATCAGTAAAAATTTCAGATAAAAAAGTAGTTCATAAAAGATATGTTCTTTCTTTCACAAAAGCAGATAAATATCCCGAAACAATTGCAGTAAGAGACCCTGATTACTATGTTCATCAATACGATTTAGATGGAAACTATATCAAAAGCTTTAGAAATGTTCTTGAAGTGACCAATGAAACAGGTATTTGGGATTACAAAATTCGTTTATGTTTAAAAACCAATAAAGTTTCTCCAAATTTAGATTATATTTTTTCAAAACAAAAAGTTGATAAATTAGATATTTCTAAATTTAATATTGTAAGACATAAGAAAATATATCAATACGATAAACAAGGTAATTTTATTAAAGAATACGAAAACGTTAATCAAGCGTGTAAAGAAACAAAAATTGATTATAACTCAATTATGAATAACTGTAAACATTTATCAAAATCAACAAAAGGATTTGTATTTACTTATGAAAAACGATAAAAAATATTATACTCCAAATATAGAAGACATTTTTATTGGATATGAATGTGAGCAGGTTCGTCAATATAATTCCGAGTGGGAAGAAAGAATATTAAATGCGATGGATTTTAATTTAATATGCACCGAGGGTGAATTGTATGAAGATTGGTTTAAAACTAATTATAGAACAAAATATCTTGATAAAGATGATATTTTAAAATTAGGATTTGAATTATCTAATGTTTTTGACCATGTTTATCGAAAAGATGGTGTTTATATAGATTATTTTAAACACGATGATATTATTATTTACAAATATGATAAGTATGGTAATGAAGAATACTTATTTCAAGGCTCTTGTCCATCAATTAACGAATTAAGAAAAATTTTAAAGTTAATTCAAAAATGAAATCTCAAAAAAAGAAGAATCAAAAAGTAAATTTCATTCAAGATATTGTCTATAATCATAAGACAAAAAATAAAGAAGGGTATACTTCGGATGAAATGATTGATTTATTGAAACATTTTCCCGATGTAACCAAAGAACAACTTGGAGAAGCACTTGGTGTAAGAACTGTTATTGAAATTAATAACGAAATGGTCACATGGAAAGATGATGTAGAACTCGCTTTAAATTGTATTATTAATAAAAGAAAACCAACTATTTATGAATTTGATTGATAATTATGAAGTATTCTAAAAACTTTGAAAGAGATTATAATTGGTATTTAAAATATAAAAATATATTTGATTTTAGTGGAAGTATATATAATTTTAGTATAGATTTAGAAAATGGTAAATCTGCTAAAGAATGTTTTTATATCTATGATAATAGTGGTAATATTATTCCAACTAATGAACCATTTTTATTACAAGAAATATTAAATTGTAAAAAATCAATAAATCTTCACATTAAAATGTGGGTTGATTCTTTAGCAGAAGGGACTTTATTTGAAAGTGATATTGAAGATTTGAAACAAGAATTTGAATTATTACCGTGGATGGTAAACGCAATAAAGAATCAAAAAACAAAAGTAAAATTAATAGGTAAAATATGAACATTAGTACAGAAAAAGTTAAAAAGTTTCAAGAATTAGTTGATTCGGTAGGAACTAAACCCAATTTTGATAATTGGAAATTAAGAGTAGACCTTATTCAAGAAGAATTGAATGAGTTAAAACAAGCATTTGAAGCTAATGATATGGTTGAAGTAGCAGATGCTTATGGAGATATTATGTTTTTAGTATTAGGAGGAGTTTATAAACATGGTATTCCATATTTTGACAAAATCTTTGATGAAATTTGTGATTCTAATTTATCAAAAAGCGATAAGACATTAGATGATGCAGTGTTATCAAAAGAAAAATATTCTAAAGATGGAATCGAAACTCATATTCAAGCTAAAGATGATAGATTTATTATTAGAAGAAATGAAGATAATAAAATTTTGAAATCTCATAAATATACACCCGTTTCTTTAGAAAAATATTTTACAATTGATGATTTAGACCAAGAGTTAGACCAAATTTTAGATGAAATAGAAAAAATTGTTCACACAATACCTAATGAAAAGGATAAATCACAGTGTATGTATTATTTAAAGAATTTAAGAGATAATAGAGGATATTTTGATACAACGAATTTAACGATGCTCATGTCTATTTTAGGTGTCCATCAAGCTAAACAATGGGATAATATTAAAGAAAAATTAACTCTTAATCAAAATGGAAGACTCGCAATCAAATTTCAAGGATTTACAAGATGAACTTGAGAATCTATATAACACAATTAATCAAAATTCAATAAAATTAGACCCAGTATTTCAACAAATTATTGAAGAAAATTATTGGGATTTATTTGACACAAATGATGGAACAAGAACTAAATGATTTAACCGACCAAGCTCAACTTTTTAAAAATAATTTTGAAAGATTAGTTGAACAAAATTTAGAAGATTCTAAATTCTTTAAAGAAGAACTTCAAAAAGCAAAAAATAATCCTAATTATAATTTGGATATGTTAGAAAACTTTTTTAAGTTTGTATCAACAATTAAACAAATGGACGATAAATAAAAAAGTATGGACAAAAACATTAAATATCAAACTTTAGGTCAATTAATTGACGAATTAACAGAAATCAAAGAATCATTATTTATGGAAAATGTATCATTTCCAGATAATACCCCAATTGAATTATTTGATTATAGATATGAACAGTATTATTCAATAGACAGTATAGAATATGACAAACATTCAAAAACAGTTAAAATAAAATAAATAATGAAAGAAAAAATAACACAATTTTACGATAAGTATAAAAAATATCTTATCTTTGCAGTAGCAGTATTGCTACTTTTAATTTGGTTTATCCACACTCCTAAAAAGAAAGTAGAACCACCAATCGCACCAACAAAAACAGAATCAATTTCAAACATTGTTAGTGATACTAATTTAACCAAATATATTATTTCGCAAAATGAAGTAAAAAGTTTGAAAAGTCAAATTAAATCACTAAATTTGAAACTTGAAACTTATCAATTAGAAAATATCCAACTAAAATCACAATTTAAAAAGACAAAGAACGATGAAAAAAATATTAAATACTTTGATTATAACTCTTCTATTGATTCCGTGTTACGCTCAATCACAAGGGTTACAACAAAAAAACCCTTACCTAATAGACAACAAAAATAAAATTGTAGGAGTGCCATTTGATACAATTAGGGTTTGGGGAAATTATTTTATTCGATATGATTTATTAGATGAACAAAACAAATCATATTATAATATTTTAACCCAAAAGTTTAGAACAGACTCTTTACAAGAGATAACTTTTAGAAATATTATTAAACATAATAATAATATCATTAAGCAAGATTCTATTAGAGAAAAAATGTTGTTATTAAAGAATGAAAATTTAACAAATCAAAAAGATTCCGTTACATTTGTATCACAAAATCAAAAATATATCATTGATACATATAAATCTAAATACACCTTTTCAAGAGACAAAGACATATTCTTAAAAGGAACAGCGTTCGGAACAGCATTTGGAATCCTACTTAAAATTTTTATCTTTAAATAACAATACATGGATAGATTGTATAAATTTTACAAAGAATATCAAGTGTTTCATAATTTTGAAACTTATTCAAGAGAAGAATTTGTTAAACAAATAGAACAATGTTCAGATGAAACATTTGATAAATTAACACAATCATTAAGAGAGTATAATTTTAACATAACAAATAAATCAATTTTTAATTTTAACAAACAATAATTATTATGGAATTTTTCAAAGTTCAAATGGAGGAAGTTGTCGGCGAAGACAAAAAAGGTGGTGCTAAATGGGAAACTTTTACCGATATTTACGAAGCCGAAGATGTAGTAGATGTTCAACATCAAATTAACGAAAACTACAAGGGTTTGATGGTAGAATGGAAAACAAAATCTATTACAAAGGTGAAGTTTAGAGATGTTTATCTTCAACCAACAAAGTAAGTTGAACTAATTTAGATGGTTTGTTGTTACATATTTATAAATAAAAATAATATTTCTATGAATAATGTACTTAACAAACCATCTAAAGGTTTAGGCGATACAATCGCCAAAATAACTAATGCTACTGGTATAGATAAAGTAGTAAAGACTGTTACAAACAGTTTAGGAATAGAAGATTGTGGATGTAAAGCAAGACAAGAAGCCTTAAATGAACTATTTCCTTACCAATCAGTTAAACCAAACACTTTTGAAAAAATGAAAATGGTAGAAAATAATGGTAACAACTACGTAACTTTTGAATAACAATGGATAAAATATCTTATTTAAACATTATTGATAATATTAGAACAAATCCAAACTTAATATTTAATTTAGTTGATTCTTATTTAGAAGATAACAATAAAAATTTTGATTTAAGAGGATTGTATAATATTGTTAATCATAGTCATATTGTTGATTCAAATGGATTTCCAATTAATATTGATGGAAATTCTTTATTGACAACCGCTTATCATAAATGTAAAGAATATTATGATGATAAGTTTTCAATTCAAAATTATACATTACATTTTAAAGATTGTTTTCCATTGACTTATCGAAAGAAATTATTTAGTAGATTTTCAAATGGATTTTATGAATTTAGAACCGATAATTAAATGAAAATATATCATAAATTTGATGAATTGCCAAATGAAATAAACATAAATTCTTTGATAAATGGAGATTGTTTAGAAGTTATGCAAAAAATTCCATCCAAGTCAATTGATTTAATTCTTTGTGATTTGCCTTATGGAACTACAAAGAATAAATGGGATATATTAATACCATTTGACCCATTATGGAAAGAGTACGAACGAATAATTAAACCCAAAGGTAACATTTTATTATTTGGTACTGGTTTATTTGCATTTGAATTAGCATTAAGTAATAAAAAACTTTATAGATATGATTTAATTTGGAAAAAATCAAAATGTGGTTCACCATTAACTGCTAAGTATATGCCAATGAAAAGACATGAAATGATTTTGGTCTTTGGTAAAAGTGCAAGTTATTATAATCCACAAATGGTCGAAGGAACACCATATAAAAGAAATTTTACTCCAAATAAAACAAATAATATGGAGTTTGGTATAAAGGGAGTTCAAACTGATAATAAAGGAACAAGACATCCTATTACTATATTAGATTTTCCTCAAAAATGGAGAAGACAAGACCAATTACACCCAACTCAAAAACCAATTGCATTAATAGAATGGTTAATTGATTCATATTCACAAGAAGGCGATATGGTTTTGGATAATACAATGGGAAGTGGTACTACTATTGTTGGTGCAATAAACAAAAATAGAAGGTGTATAGGAATCGAAAAGGATGAAATAATTTTTAATGAAGCTGTATTTAGAATACTTAACTAATTAACTTAAACAAATTTTATGAAACTCACTACAAATACTCTTATCAAAGTAGCGGTCATTTCCGCTCTTCTTACTCAAATTTCTCATGCTTCTTACTTGTTTTATCAAGTATCACATGAATCAAATGACATTTTAAACTTAATTTTCTCGTATATTTTTGCAATTTCTTTAGAATTGTCAATTTATATCTTTACTATGAAAGGAAAGAAGCAAGTAGCAACCTTCTTTGCAATCATTTCTGTATTAGTAAATTTATTATACTATTTTTATCAAGTAGGATTAACACAACAATTCTTAGGAATGATTGTAATTTCTGCTATTGTCCCAATTACTATTTGGTTTTATTCTGATACTATCCATGAAGAGTTACAATTAGAACAAACTAAAGAAATTATCCCACAAGAACCAGAGGTACTTGATTTTCCGTTTGATATTCCACACAAACCAGAGGAAGAGGCTAAACCAAAAAGACCTATTCCAGTATTAATTACAGATGAAAATGGAAAAAAGAAAATCAAAAGACCAGTCGGAAAACCCAGCAAGGAACAAAGAAAATACGAACAAGAACTATTAAAACAAAAATAACATGAAAGCAGTACAAGCATTACAGGATGATAATGGACATTGGTATTTAATTCCAAATGAACTTGAAGAACGATTTAACGATTTATTAGAAGAATTATATTCAGATGATAATGATTTTGATGATGATTATGATAATTTATCAGAAAAATTTGATGACTTATTTAGTGAATATAGAACAGGAGGAGATTTAAACTTAGTACAACTTTATATTGATGAATTATGACCCAACAGGAAGAAATTGTAATTAATAAAATAAAGTATTTTCTAACACTAAATGGTATAAAATTTGAAACAGATTTCACAGGTAACGATTTTGAATTTACTATTTATAAGGGAAGTCAAATGGGAGATATTTATATAGAAGAAATATTATCAGAAGATTCCATAACATACCATCTCAACACATTAGATAAAATAGGTGGAATAGATTATATTTTCAACATCGAAGAAGAATCTAATTATGATACATTTGAGGAAAATCTTTATCAGTTAATTGAATCTATGGTATTAAAAAGTAAGATTATTCCTAAAATTTCTTCAAAAATAAATCAAATTCAAGATTTATGTGAAACATTAGGAGTACCATTAGACAAATTCATTGAAGTAAATTATAACTTATAAATAATATGAAATTCTCAATATTCAAACAACAAACTAAAGACCTTTCAAAAGATTTATTAATTTTTAAAGGAAGGAACTTAAAGTATATAAATGATTGTTTATCTAATAATGAGATAAAATATTTCAAAAAGATATGTAATGTTCATTCATGGGGTAATAAATTAATTCTAAATATAGAATGCAATAAATTAGATACTCCAATTACCTTAAAGGACTTGTTAAAATTCGATAATAGTAAATCTTCTATTGAACTAAATATTGTTAGTGAAGATTTAGATGGATTTGAGTTAATACCTTATCAAGATTTTGTTCATAATGACAAATATTTAATTTTTTACAAATAATATGAGATTGATTAATAAAGATTGTTTTGATGTTTTCGATGAATTTCCCGATAAACATTTTGATTGCATTATTGCAGATTTACCATATCAAGTAACTAAATGTAAATGGGATACTATGTTACCATTAGAACCATTGTGGGAACAATATAAAAGAATTATCAAAGATAATGGTTGTATAATTTTATTTGGACAAGGTATATTTAGTGCAAAACTTATACTTTCTAATGAAAAAGATTATAAATATACTATTATTTATGAAAAAACAACCCCAACTGGTCATTTGAACTCCAAGAAAATGCCATTGAGAAGCCATGAAGATATTTTAGTCTTTTATAAAAAGCAACCAACATATAATCCTCAAAAAACAACTGGTCATGTTAGAAAAGTATCAAGTGCTAACTCAAGAATAAAATCAATTGAAAGAGCTTCTAATAGAGATAAAGTCTATAATAATGAAGATATTACAAAAGTACCAAATTATGATTCCACTGAAAGATTTCCCACGAGTGTTTGGAAAATAAAAACAGATAAACAGAAATCTAAATTACATCCAACTCAAAAGCCATTAGAATTGTTGAAAAGATTAATACTTACATATTCTAACGAAGGAGATTATATTTTAGATAATGTAATGGGTAGCGGAACGACTGGGGTTGCTTGTAAAATACTAAATAGAAATTTTACTGGTATAGAAAAGGATACTGAAATGTTTGATATAGCAAAGAATAGAATATATACACATGAAAATAATTGAATCAAAACCATTAAGAGGAACTATTCATCTTGTTGAAGATAATGGAGTTATCGAAAGATATTTTAGATTAACACGAGATATTTGGTTTAAAGAAGTCATTGATGAATGGCAAGAAGTCCCATTTCCATTTAAAATCAAAGAATTAGAAGGATTATATCAAGGATTAAAAGTTAAATGGGAAAATAATTACTAATATGAAAATAAACAAAATTGATTTAGTAGAAGAAATATCTATTTTTGAATATGTAAATGAAAATGTTACATTAGACCATCATTATAAAAGGTATAGAAGTGACTATTGGGAAGAACATGATAGAGTTGAAAATGAGTATAATCAAATAATCAACGTGATTAAACTTAGAATGTTAGAAGAACTCTATCAAAATCATAAAAATTCATCCATTAAGTAAATTATGTATCAAGCAGTCCACGTTGACAAAAGAAACAAAGTAAGTTATATTAGAGATGATAAGGAAGGTTGGATTATTGAAGAATTTAAAGATTATGCTTTTAGAAAAGACCCTAATGGAAAATATGTAGGGTTATTTGGAGATACTTTTAGAAAAATCCAACCACAAAATTATCAAAAAGGGGATTTAGATGTTCACGAACAAGATATTTCACCTGTTCTTAGAACATTAACCGATAAATATTTATCCGAAGATTCTCCTCCATCTCATCATAGATTAGTATTTTTTGATATTGAGACTCAAATTGGAGGAACTTTGAATAGAGCAAATATTAAAAAAGCATTAAACAAAATCACTTCAATTGCAATCTTGGATAAAACTACTAATAAAAAATATGTTTTAATCTTAGACGAAGCTCAAAAAATATCAAAATACGAATCCGACGATAAAATAGTCATTCCTTATAAAAAAGAAACCTTGCTTTTAAAGGCTTTTCTTGACTTATGGGAAGAGATTGACCCAACGGTGATAGTAGGATATAACTCATCATTTTTTGATGTCCCATATCTCTATTATCGCATTAGCAAAAAACTATCAATTGATAATGCAAAACGTTTATCTCCATTAGGAATAGTACTTGAACAAGATAATTCTGATACAACACCTATTAAGTTAGCAGGTATTGCAAGTATGGACTATTTATTACTTCATAAAAAGTTTGTACCAAAGGTTCAACCAAGTTATAAGTTAGATTATATTTGTAAAAAAGAGATTGGTAAAGGAAAAATCGAAACTGGTAATTTAGATAAATTATATGAGGAAGATATTGAAAAATATATCGAATATAACTTAAATGACGTTACCTTACTTGAAGAACTTGATGCTAAATTAGGATTTTTAGAGTTAGCTATCACAATTTGTCACTTTGGACACGTAGAATATGAGTCTATTTATTTTTCAAGTGTAGTTTTGGATGGAGTAATCTTTACATTCTTAAAAAGAAAAGGAATTGTTTCTCCAAATAAACCACAAACAAATGACCCATCTTTAAAAAAGAATTATCAAAAAGTCAAAACAAAAGAAGAGGAAGAAGAATCAAGTTTTAAAGGTGCTTATGTAAAAGATGTTCAAGTTGGATTACATGATTGGCTTACCGACTTAGATTTAAGACAACTCTACCCAACTAACATTATGTCTTTAAATAGTGGTTTAGAAACGCTTGTTGGACGTATTTTGGTTGAAAATGTTGATTACAATGAATCTTTTGGGTTAGATTATTTGAATTTAAGAGATTGTGATATACTTGGTGAAGATATTTCTATTGAAAAATTAGATGGAACTCGTAAAAAAGTTAAACTATCTAAGTTAAAAAAACAAATTTATCAAAGAAATTGGTCTATCTCTGGTAATGGTATCATATTTGATATGTCTAAAAAGTCTATTTTAAACGAAGTATTGATAGAATGGACTGAAAAAAGAGCTTATTATAAAAATCTCATGCTTAAAGCAAGACATGAATTAGATTTTGATAAAGCTAAGTTTTATGATACTTATCAATCGGTTTATAAGACTTTTTGTAACTCTTTATATGGAGTATTGATTTTACCATCTTTTAGATATTGTGATGGAAGAAAATGGTTATCCTCAGCTACTACCATGACTGGTCAAGTTATCATTAAATCAACAATTAATTATGTTAATGATAAAATGAATCAAGAATTGGGAACTAAAGATGAAGATTTTATTGTTGCATCTGATACAGACTCAATCTTTGTTAAATGTAGTAAAATTATTTCTCATAGATTAAATCAAGATATTTTGACTATTGAAGATGAAAGAATTATCCCAATTGTTGAAAGTTTTGCACAAGAAATGATGGATAAATTAAATGCTTATTACAATGATTTAACCAAAGAAGCCTTTAATATAGATAAACATGATTATTACATCAAACCAGAATATGTAATCAAAAGAGCTTATTGGTCGGCTAAGAAAAAATATGCTTGTTACTTAGTAAGAAAAGAAGGTTCGCCAATCAAAAAAGGAAGTGAGTTTGATTATAAAGGATTGGATTTAATGAAATCAAATTTTGCACCATTATTTAGAGATTTTTCAATGAAAATGATTAATACACTTCTATTAAATGGTACAAAAGAAGTAATAGATAAAATGGTGGTTGATTTTAAGAATTATATTTTGAATTGTGATTATAAAGAGTTATCTTTACCAGTTGGTTTAAGAGAAGAATTGAGTAAATATGTTTCTTACGAAGCACCATTGGGACAAATATTCTCAAAAACACAGCCAAAAACACCTGCTCAGTACAAAGCAAGTATTAGATATAATGATTTTATCAAATTTTACAAAAAAAATCAAGATTATAGTGAATTAAAGATTGGAGACCCTGTTGCTTATTGTTACTTAAAACCAAATCCTTATAAAATAGACTCTATTGGGTTTCCTGCTAATGAAGAATATCCAATAGAAATTGAACAAATAGTTGAAAAATATTTAGATAAAAACAAAAACTTTGATAATCAGTTATTGACCAAAATTCAAAAATTCTACGATACATTAAATTGGGGAACAGTTAATCTTAACCCAAAGAAATTATCAAGTGGTTGGAATAGAAAAGTTAAAATTAAAATAATATGGTAAATTACATTCAAATAGAAGGTTCTAAAATAGAACTAACTCAACAACAAGTTGAACAAATTAAATCTTTAGGAATTACTAAGAAAAAATCTCCACAATGGGAAGATTTTGGAGAGATTAAAGGATGTTATATAACAGAAGATTCTTACATAGCCAAATATACAGGAGAGTCTAATAGAAACAATGAAAACGTATTCCCAACAGAAGAAGAAACAAAGGCTTGTTTAGCATTGTCTCAATTATGTCAATGGAGAGATAAATATAATCGAGGATGGAAACCTGATTGGGAATCTTTAGAAGATAAATATTGCTTATACATTCATAAAAACAATATAAACCCTTCTATGTATTTTCATGCACAGCAAGTTTTATCATTCAGAACAGAAGAAATTAGAGACAAATTCTTAGAAGACTTTAGAGATTTAATTGAAATTGCTAAACCATTATTATAAATAATATGAAAAAATCATTATTACAAGATTTAGTAAAAAAGATTGGTGTTATAGAACCTGCTAATGAACCATTAACTTATAAATTAGTAGTAGAATCTAATGAAATCACTATTCCCTTTATTAATAGTTCTGAATCAATAAAAGGATATGTAAAAACAAATAATTTTGAATTAGAAGATTGTGAAGTTTGTGTAAGTGATGCTAAGTTATTTAATAAAACTTTATCAAAATTAAACGAAGATATTAAACTATCAATTGATGATGATAAATTAATTGTTAAAGACGACAAATATACATTAGAATATTATCTAATGGATGAAGCAACTATCCTTCATGTTAATTCTCTTGAAGAATGTTTTTTATTTGATGATGACCAATGGGATGCTACTATCATTTTTGATAAGAATTTTATTGATGATTTTTTATCAATGGCTTCTAATGAAAAATATGAATTTCAAGATACGTTTACTTTAAAGTATAATCCAAAGAAAGATAACTTTATTATCAATCTTGGAAAAAAAGTTAAGGTAAAATTTAAAGTTGAGGGAACTAAACTAAATGAAAATAATGTTGATAGTATATTAAGGGTTCAAGATTTTGTAAATATCTTTAGTGCCAACAAAGATTGTCAAGAATCTTATTTACATTTAAGCCATGAAGTTATTAGATTAGAATTTACAAATAGTAACGACGTTAAAGCAATTTATAACATTTGTCCCGAAAACGATGAACATTGAAAATAAAATGAATAATATATCTTATCGCTATTTGAGAGAATGGCAGAGTAAAATAAATACAATACAATTTCCCGATAAACTCTATTGTAAAGACATACATGAAGATAGCATTTTTTATAGTTGTCTTGAGAAGTTTTATAAATTAAATAATTTAGAAATTGGAGAGTTTGATTATTATACGGTAGATTTTGATAAAGAAAACGATTCGGATATTTTAATAACTGTACATATCACAACTCCAAAAAAAGTAAATATTTCAATTAATTTTAACAAAAACAAACAATAAATTATGAATGAATTACAGGATTGTCCATTAAAAGCCTTAAAAAAGAATATTATCTGTAAAAGGGTTAATAAAATGGGTAAAAAACAAATTGGTATGTTAGATATTGTTACCGAAACTAAAGAAGATACTACTACTTATGGTTTAGTATTAGATATTGGAGAAGAAGTAACATCAATTAAAGTAGGTGATTATATTATTATGCCATTGATGAGTTCTTTAAGAACTACTTATGATAATGTAGAGTTTTTAACAACTAATGAAGATTATGTTGTTTCAAAAATTAAAGAAAGTCATATTGACGAAACAACTTTTGAAAAAGTACAATAACATGAAATCAAATATTTTGATAAGACCTAACGGTTCGGTTGAAATTAAAGAAAATTTAGAAAGTACTCAAGATAACTTTCCCGAATTTGTTAATTTAGACGACTTACTTTGTAAAAGATATATTAAAAAGATTTCTGATAATGTCTATTTACAAACAAGAACTACAAAAGAAGGAGAGTATCATCTTATCACAATCAATAAATAAACAAAAATAAATATATAACTTATGTTAGTTAAAGAATTATTAAAAGGAGAAGAATCAAGAGGTATTTTATTTAAAGGAATCGAAGATGCAAGTAGAATGATTACTGCTACTATGGGTGTTGGTGGTAGAAACATTATGTTTGAGGATTTACAAGGAAGATTAAGACTAACTAAAGATGGAGTTACTGTTGCAAAAAACATAATGTTTTTAGAAAATCCTGTTGAGGAGTATGGAGTAAGACTTTTGAGAAAAGCATCTGTCGGTACGTCCGAAGAAGCGGGAGATGGAACTACTACATCAACCCTACTTGCTTACTCTTTGATGAAAGAAGCATTGACTCATATTAATTCTGACAATAAAATCAATGCAGTTGAGTTAAAAAAAGGTATTGATAAGGCTTCTAAACAAGTTTTAAACTATCTTAATACTCTTAAAATTGAATTGACAGAAGATACTGCAAAAGAAATGTTAAGAAAAGTTGGTACTTTATCGGCTAATGGAGATGTAAGTATTGGAAATCTTATTTCAACAGCCGTATTGGAGTCTGGAAAAGATGGTCTTATTCAAATTACTAAAGGAAAATATCCCGAAGATAGAATCGAAGTTGTAGAAGGTGTTGAGTTTAAAAAAGGTTTGCAATCTGAATTATTTGTAACCGAAGAACAACTCGGAATTTGTAAATTAATCGACCCTTACATTTTAGTAGTTGATACAAATTTTGATACACCTGAGTCTATTAAAGCTCTATATACCAATATTATGAATCCTGTTGCTCAAACAGGAAAGTCTCTACTAATTATTGTTGATACAACATCTGATTTGGCTCTTCAACAGATTATTAGAACTAAAATGCAAGGAGTATTCAAAGTATGTATTGTAGATGCTCCTATGAATGGTGAAAATAAGACTAAATTCTTACAAGATATTGCAGTATTAACAGGAGCAACATTTATTTCCCCAACAACAGGAACTTCTATTTCAAATGCTACATTAGATTCTTTAGGAAGAGCAGGTGAAGCAGTTATTAAAAAATCTTCTACAATCATTATTGATGCAAAAGGAGATAAAACTGCTGTTGATAATAGAATTAAGATGATTAATTATGAAATTCAACAAGCAGAATCTATCTTTGAAAAAACTCGCTTACAAGAACGTAAATCAAATCTTTTAGGTGGTATTCATTTAATTAATATCGGAGGTTTAACCGATGTTGAAATCGGAGAAAGATTCGATAGAGCAGATGACGCTTTAAGAGCGTGTAAATGTACTTTGGAAGAAGGAGTATTGGCAGGAGGTGGAACATCTTTATTAAGAGCTTCGTCTAATGTTAATTTTGAAGATACAACCATCTTTACAAATAAACATCAATTAATCGGAGCAGAAATTGTAAGAAAGGCTATTAAAGAACCATTCTTTAAAATTCTTGATAATGCAGGCATTGACAAGGATGATATTTACATGAATATGGGTATTATTAAAAATGATACAACCAATTGGTTAGTATATAATCCTTTAGAAAATATCTTTGTAGATGGTTTAGAAGGAGGAATTATTGACCCATATAAAGTTACAAGATGTGCTTTGGAAAACGCAGTATCGGTTTGTGGCTCATTGATTACAACAGGTGGTGTAATTTACACCAAAAGAGATGATAGTGAATTTGGAACACAATTTGAACAAGTTGTAGATAGAACTTAGATATGAAAAAATATAATTTATTTCTAATAGAACATATAAATTGGAAAGATTCTAAAAGAACAATGATACCTTTAAGAAAATCATTAGAAAATATAATAAACTATTTGAAAGAAAATGATTGATAAAGATGACATTTTTGGAGTATTCCGAGAAAATCCAATTAACATAGAAGAAGAATTAACTAAAATTCTTGAAGAAGAAATTAGTAAAATTCAACAAAATGATTGGTTTATTTATAATAAAGACGGAACCGATTTGACAATCGAAGAATTTTTAACATATATAAGGAATTATGATTGATAAAAATTCATTATTAGAAATTCTTGAAAAGGTTTCTTCAAGAAGAAAACATCCGATTGAACAAGATATGTTAATGAGTTTGAAAATGTTATTAGGATTAATGGGAGAAGAGTATGATTATCAAAAATTCTCCCAATTCTTAGAAACATTTAGACCACCATATAAAGAAATGTATGAAAGAAACGGAGACATTAAACCAAGATTAATAAATTTTATTAGAAGTGAAATATACACAAAGAAAAAATGTCTAAGAAAGAACAATCAAAAAGACCAAAATTAAAAGGCACATGGGTGAATGTAACAGATGTTCAAGTAGAAGAAACTAATAAGATATTTGAAACAATACTAATGTCCACAATTCGTCAATTGAATAAAGAAGTAGAGGAATTAAATTTATCAAATAAAGATAATAAATTAAATGGCAACTAAAAAAACAACAAAACCAACGGTCAACAAAGAAGAGGTTGTAGAAACTCCTCCAACAATTGTAGAAAAGGTATCGACTAAATTTGATAAATTTCTTGAAAAGGAATCTAATGAATCCTATAAACAAGAAATGTTTGAACTTCTTAGTAGAATCAATACTCCCGATTTAGCAAGAATTTACAAAATTCAAGAACTAATTGAAAATGATGCTTCAAAAGAAGATATTTTAGATGCTTTGATTGGATTTCAAACAATTCAACAAGGATATTTAGAAGAGTTTAAATCGAGATTGAAATAACATTAAACAAAAAATTTTTATGTCAAATGTATTATGGGTTGATAAATATCAACCCAAATCTTTTCAAGAATATATCATTGAAGATTCTATCAAAGAAACATTAGAGAACTACGTTTCAAATGGTGATATTCCTCATTTATTATTAGAAGGTTCATTTGGTTTAGGTAAAACTACTTTAGCTAAATTACTTTGCTCTAAACTCAATGCTCAAGAGTTTTATATCAATGCTTCTATTGATACATCAATTGATAATATTAGAGAAAAAGTAATGGACTTTTGTTCAAGAAAATCTCAAAAAAATATTAAAATTGTTATATTTGACGAAGCAGATGGTTTATCTTTAGTGGCTCAAGACGGTTTAAAGGCATTTATTGAAAAATATCAATCAAGTGGTGTTAGATTTATTTTTACTACCAACCATATTGAAAAAATTGGAGATGGTATTATTAGTAGATGTAATATTTTAAAATTTGAGAAACCCGAATTGAACTCTTTGATTAGAAGATTGGTTGATATTTTAAATCAAGAAGAAATCGAGTTACCAAAATCTAAGAAATATCCCGATAAACCAAATGTAATCAATATTGCTAAAATTATTAAAGATGCTGATTTTGACATTCGCCAATCAATTGTCCATTTACAAAATTGTTGTTTGACAGGAGAGTTTATTTATAAAGAAAATGAATTTAAACTCTTAATCAAAGAGCTTATTAATTTATTAACTGCAAATAATAATCCTGATATAACTTATCAACAAGTAAAACAACTATTAGCAAACTCTAATGTTAAGAATTATGAAAGATTGTATTCTGAATTATTTGAAAAATTGGATTTATGGGTAAAAGAAGGTCAATATTGTGCAACTACAATTTTATTAAATACTTATTCTTATCAAAGTAAACCATCCCATGATAAAGAATTAAACTTTATGGCATTTATTTCCGAACTTTTAATCTAAATATTATGTATTACCCACAAAAACTAATTGATGAAACTAATTCTTTAGAAGAATTATTTGATAAATATAGAACATATATTGATAAAGATGGAATTAAGCGATACATAACAAGAGAAAATTTTGAATCTTTTAAACATGGATATGATTGGTATAAAGATATTTTAAAAGAAGATTTACCACAATTTTCAATTGAAGAAATTTTAAAAATAAACGAACATTTTTATCAATTAAAAGAAACGTTGTTTAGAGGAAACTCGCAAACATTTCTTGACTTTTTAGATTTTGAATTAAGAAAAGGATTATTAAAATAAAAATAATATGAAACTATTTAAAGACAACCAAAAAGAATACACAACAGAAGGGTTAGAGCTATCCATGAAAATAACGAAAGCATTAGAGCCTATTGTAAAAGAATATTACAATAAAGTAGAAAATAAATGTGAATTACAAAGTGTATTGACAAATACTGTCCACTCCGCTTTTATATTTGCCGAACTTTTTTATGAAGATTAATATGAGACCAGTAATTTTTTACTTAGACACAGATTCCCAAAGAACTCCGCACAAAGGAGTATTTCATCAATATTCATTGACAGGATTTAATGGAGATATTAATACAGTAGCTATCATTGAAGATGAGCAAGGAGTTTTGAGAGAAATTCTTTTAAAAGATTTTAGATTTACTCCACTTAAATCAATCAATAAAAAAGAAATTATCAATGGATAGAAAAGAAACTCCTCCTTATGTCTTTGTTAATTATCTAACAGAAAGAAAGGTTAAATGGGAAGATTTAACAAAAGATGAACAAAATGATTTTCAACCATTTATTGTTAATAAATTTTTAGCTCAACATAGAAAGTTAGTTAAACAAATTAATATCATTCAAAAAGGAAAACAATTACCAAAAGAAAATATTTACAAAATGTATTTAGAGATACTTCCTAATCATAGAATATTTGCTAAATATATCAAAAAGAATATTGAAGATGATTATCCCAAAGAACTATTATCACTTGTTTCTAAATTTAGACAAAATAATTTAATAGATGCTAAAATATTTTTAGATAGTTTATCAAAAGATGAACTAATTAGACTTTTAAATGGTTATCATATAGACGAAAAACAAATAAAAGAATGGACAAAAAAGAAGTAACAAAAACAAAAATCCCACATTGGACAACAACCTCTACCGAAGGAGGTTTATTACTAAAAGAAGAAAATAGAGATAAAATTGAAGAGATTAGAAATTCTATGAAAAGGAGTAACGAAGAATATAAGAATATCATAGAAAAGGTAATAAGATTCCATATTAAAAAAAGATATGAAAATACTTTTAATAATTATAGTTTGGAATATGTATTAAAGAATTATTTTGATGCAATATTTGAATGTGAATTTCCAACAGGAGCTTATATTGTAGGTGAATTATATACAACGCACGAAACTAAAGACATTACCAAACAAGAAGTTGAAAAATATATCAATGAAAATTTTGAAAGTTTTCACGAGTTTCAATATTGGGTAATTAATGAGATGTGTGGAGATGAATTGGAAGAACTATCCGCATATTCTTATGAAGATAAATTAAATTATGTAGAAGATAATCTCTTTGAACTTCTACAAGAATATATTGGAACTCATTATGACATTATAAAAGATGACGAGTTTAGATTTTATGATTATTTTTTTGAGGGAAACTATGACGGAGAGAATATTATTTTATTGAATAAAGAATATATCACTAAATGGGTAGAAACTAACGGTTATGGATTCTCAATTACAGTTCAATTAATTCAAGACGCTCTTAACAAAAGATTTTCAACATTAGACGATTTACATAAATGGTATTATTATACCATGAGTATCAAATCAAAGGAAAATATTGAGTTTATTCATAATGAGATTAATGCTTGTAATCAAAAAGCAGATTATTATGAAAAATCTTATAACCAATTAATCCAAAAAGAATCTCATTATAACCAAGAAGTATTTCCCGAAGTAATCAAAATGATGGAAAATCTTTTTGGAATAGAAGAAGTAAAAATCTTTTGTAAATTAAACGCCTTTAAATATAGAATGAGAGCAGGATACAAAACAGAAGATGTTACAAAAGAAATCAAAAAAGCATTAGATTACGAAGAACGTTACAAAAACTATAATAAAAAATAAAATGGCAAGAAAAGTAGAGAACCCAATGTTAAAAACTACTTCAATCGAAACAGTAGTTCCTTTGAAAGACCAATTTACTAATTTACCATACCAAGATAAAATACCAATGGCGAAGCTACTAAATAGAGCTTTATGGCTATATCTTAATGACCAAGAATTTAAAGAAAAAATTAAATCATGTACATCGGTAATTCCTTATCATAAAATTTTTTAAAAGATGAAAGATGAAACAGTTTATGAAATTGTCGATAATCAAGAAAAAGTTTTATATGTAGTTCTTAAATATGAAGATTTTCTAAATTTAAAAAAGAATTACATTGATTTTGAAGAACTTACTTATCAACAATTAACCAAAGAAGAATTTATATTCGATTTAAAAAATAACAAATTATGAAAGAAGAAAAGAAATTAATGATTCAAGAAGAAGATGGAACTACTTATTATGTAGAAGAGAAACCTCTTTCGATAGGGATGAAACAAGATTACGATATTAACATGAAATTTAATATTGAACCAAAAGAAGGTGTTAATTACCTTTATTGGGTTGGTTATATTAGAAATCCTAATACAACGTCTAAAGAAAAAATTGATTTCATCGTTGAAGTTGAAGATTTAAAATTAGAAGATAATATTTACTATTTTAAAGATAAATCTACGGGACAAGAATACAAAACAAATCTTAGTACAAATTTTGTCGAGGATAATGAGTATAATAGAGGTATCTTAGAAGAAATCAAAGATTTTATATTGGAGATAGAATATAAACAAAACCTGTTGAAACAGCACTTTAATATGCTCGAAACTTTAAACCCAAGTAAAAATTTTATTGAAATATGAAAAATGAAAAGTTACTTAAACTAATGGATGATGCTTCTCTTTTAATTAATTCTAAAGATAGTTCATCGGAAAAAAGAATTTTCAAAATTGATGTTAGTGGGATAGATACACATGAAATAAAAGACTATATGAAAAAATTATTGAATAATACAAAAAATAATAAATTATGAAATTTGATATAATTGAATCTCAAGATGGATTAGGATTTGTTTATCTTGATGAGAAATTACTTTGTCAAGTTGATGGAGCATCTGATTTTTTTCTATTTCTTGATAAATTTGAAGATAAAGTCCCTAATCAAACTTTATTTAATAGAATATTTATTGAAGAAGATTTAGAAGACGAAACTATTGACAAAAGTTTAACTAAAATGTTGAATAAATATAACGTAGAACAATGAATTGGATAGAATATTCTAAAGATAGTAAACCTGATATTGGTAAACTTGTATTAATTTATAGGGATATAGAATCTAAACAAATATATGGAACTATTTGGTCGAATGAAGAGGAAAGATTTGCTGATTGGAACTCTATAACTCATTGGTGTTATATTGAATATCCTGTATAAGAACTTAATAAATAAAATTTAATGAATAAAAGAAGAATATTATTAATTACCGATTCCATTTATTCCCAAAGTGGAGTTGCTAATATGGCTAAAGAAATTGTATATAAATCAATTGATAAATACGATTATCTTATTGTAGGGTCTTTTGAAAGAACTCCTAATCATGGTCAAAAGTTTGATTATAGTGAAAGAATCACTAAAGAAACAGGAGTTAAGTGTTCGGTAGAAGAAATTCAATGGAATGGGTATGGGACAATTGAATTATTTGAAGAAATTATCAAAAGAGAAGGTTTAGACGCTATTTTATTGATGTCCGACCCAAGACATCATATTCAATTCTTTAACTATCAAGGAGTCATTTCACAAAAATATCCAATCATTTGGTATAATATTTGGGATGCCGAACCTGCTCCACATTTTAACTTACCATATTATGATTCTTGTGATGCTTTATTAAATATCTCTAAATTAACTGATACTTTGGTAAGAGAAGTTTTGGGAGATAAAGTAAATCAAAAAGTTATTAAACATATCCCTCATGGAGTAGATATTAATAAGTTTTATCCTATTGATTCTAATAGCGATGAATATAATGATTTTAAATTATTTCAAAATACACTTTTTAATAATAAAGTTCCCGAAACAGTATTTTTGTTCAATTCGGTAAATATGCACCGAAAAAATATTGGAACTCTATTAGAAGGTTATAGAGATTTTATCAAACTATATCCGAATGATTCTATTTGTTTGATTTTACATACACAACCATTAGGAGGATTTCATATTCCAAAGTTAGTCGAAGAGTTATTCAAAGGAATGGATTATAAAAATAAGATTTTATTAACCAATCAACGATTCGACGAAACTCAAATGAGATATTTATACAATTTGAGTGATTGTATTATTAATACCTCATTTAACGAAGGTTGGGGATTATCTTTAACAGAAGCGGTTGCTTGTGGAAAACCATTTATTGCTCCTTATCATGGAGGAATGATTGAACAACTTGAAAATTGCGGCTCATGGGATTTGACTCTTGGTATCGGAGCAGAGACGCTAACAAGTTCGATAGAAGTCCCATACATATATCAATACTATACAAAAGCAAGAGACATAACGTCAACACTTTCTCATTTCCATTCAGGAGAGTATTTTTATGATTCTGATAGATTTAGACAAATCGCTTTAGATAATTATGATTCAAATAATATGGTAAAATCTATTGTAGAATCAATCGAAGAAACTATCCAAAAATTTAAACCACAACCAAAATATACTCTATCATGCGTACAAATGTCCTGATTACATCGCCGTTTAAATCAATCAGTGGATATGGACTAAAGTCATTAGATTTAGTTGAATCTATTATTGAATTAAAACCCGAATGGAATATTCAATTAATTAAAACTAAATGGGGAAATAATCCCGATAGAGAATATACTAAATTAGATAAGTATATTGTTGAAAATATTACTCACGCTCCTGATATTTACATTCATATTGGTATGCCCGATGAAATGAAGTTATACGGAACCGAAAAAAATATTTTAATTACTTCAAGTACCGAAGTAACTTTAGTTCCTTCCGAATGGATTTCAAAGGTAAATACGATTGATTTAACCATTGTTCCATCAAAATTTAATAAAGATGTGTTTGAAAAGACTATCTTTACCGATGCACAAGGAGCAGAGTTAAAAACAACAAAACCAATTGAAGTGTTATTTGAAGGATATAATGAAAATATCTTTAATAATAAAGTAACTTCGGAATTTGATTTATCGAATATCAAAGAACAATTTGCATTTTTATCCGTTGGACAATTTACGGGTGGTCAAGTCTTTGGACAAGACCGAAAGAATATTGGTAATATGATTAGAATGTTTTATGAAACATTTAAAAACAAACCAAATCAACCTGCTTTAATCTTAAAGTCTAATATGGGTAATCATTCCAAAGTAGATAAATATAGCTACGAAGAATATATCAAATCTATTCAAAAGACTTTTAATTCAAAAAATTTACCAAATGTTTATTTGTTACACGGTGAGCTAAGTGACGAACAAATGAATCAATTATATAATCATCCAAAAGTTAAAGCTATGATTTCTTTGACAAGAGGAGAATCTGTTGGAAGACCTTTATTAGAATTTTCTATTACTGGTAAACCAATCATTGCTCCAAAACATAGTGGATATTTGGATTTTTTAGATGAAAAATATTATACTTTAATTGGCGGTAGTTTACAACAAATTCACCCAAGTACTGCTTGGAAAGCAATGATTCCCGAATCGCATTGGTTTGAAGCTAACTATCAAGAATTTAGTTTTAGATTAAACGATATGTTTAAAAATCATAAAACTTATCTAAAAGAATCTAAAGTAGGAGGTGATATTATTAAAAGAAATTTTTCCAAAGAAAAAATGAAACTAAAATTGAACCAAATTCTTAAAGACTATGTTCCAGAGAAAGTAGAGTTAAAAATTCCAGATTTCTTGCGTAATAAATAAAAAATCATTTTTAAGACATTATTTTTATAAAAGATGATAAATACTATTACTTTATAAAGATAGTGTCTTAGAACCAAAATAAACAACAATTAAATAATGAATAATTTAACAAACTCGTGTCCTTGTGGACTTTCAAACTCTTTTATTTCAATCGAAAAGTTTCAACAATGTCTAACTTGTGGTAGAGGAAATACTACTCTTGCTTATGGTAAACAAGAAGCTATTGATTATTTAGAATCACTACCAAATATCTATCAAGATTTAACACTAAAAACCGATGAAGGAGAATTGTTTATTCCTTATTTTAATGATTTAGGAACTCATTTAGTATTTTTAAATCAAGACCAAGATGAACCAATTTATCAAATTATTAAAAAAAGTGATTTAGGTAAAGAAACTATTCCAAGTGAAAAGTTTAAATTTGAAGATTTTAGTAGATTGTATTTAAGAATTAATGAAATTTTAACTGAAACTGACAAAAATGACTAATATAGATTCGCTTAGTAAAAGATTATTATCTTTATCAAAATTAAACGTTAATATACACATACATAATGGACATAGATATTTAGAATATCATTTTGACGATTATTTTGATTTATCATATAGACTTTTAGCAAGTTATATTGATGAAAATACTCAATTTACAACAAAGAGTTATGGTGATATTTACGAAACTCTTGATGATATTGATAGATTATTGATTACCAAAGGTGTTCCCACATTGGAGGAGATGTATGATGAAAAAGATTGGTTTCATGTTGAAGATTTAGAATATAGAGATTACCTTTTAGAAAAAAATAAATAAATTTTATGAATAAAGTAGAACAACAATATCTTGATTTAATTAAAGATATTTTAGAAAATGGTAATGATAAAGATGATAGAACTGGTACTGGTACTTTGTCTTTATTTGGTAGAGAATTAAGACATAATTTTAAAGATGGTTTTCCTTTGTTTACTACAAGACAAATATCTTTAAAAACTGCTTTTACTGAACTCAAATGGTTTTTATTAGGTAGAACTGATTTAAAATGGTTATTGGAAAATAATTGCACGATTTGGGTTGGAGATTTTTATAAAGATTACAAAGATAAATTTACCCAAAACGGGTTAACCAAAGAAGAATTTTGTGATAAAATTTTAATTGATAAATCTTTTAGCGATGTAGCAGGAGATGCTGATGGTTTGTACGGAGACCAATGGAGAAGATTTAACGATGGTATTTGTGACGAAAGAGGGGATTTTCCAGTAGACCAAATAAAAAACTTAGTCAACAATGTCCTCTCAAATCCAGATTCAAGAAGAATATTAGTGACCGCTTGGAATCCAAGTTTAGTTGAACAAACTCTTCTTCCACCTTGTCATGTAATGTTTCAAATCTATACAAGAAAATTAAAATATCAAGAGAGATTTGATTTATTGCCACAAAATCATAAAGATGAATTTTTAATGTACAAAATTACTCATAAATTAACTAATCAAGGTGTAAAGAATATTAACGAAAACGACACTTTAGATTTTTATATTAATATGACTAATTTATTTATCCCACAACGAGCAATGTCTTTAAAATGGATTCAAAGAAGTGGTGATACATTATTAGGTATTCCAACTAATATTATTTCTTATTCAATGTTACTAATGATGTTATGTCAAGTAACAAATATGATTCCCGAAGAAATAATTGGTTCATTTGGAGATATTCATATCTATAAAGACCAAATTCCAATGGCTAACGAATTATTAACAAGAGAACCTTATCAATTACCAACTCTATCATTAAATTATAGACAAGTACATGATATTACCGAGTATGAATGGAAAGATTTTACACTAAGTAATTATCAACATCATCCTAAAATGTATATTCCATTATCAAATTAATAAACATGAAATTCAATAAAACTCTTTATAGACAATATCTTGTAAATAATCTATATCAAAAAATTAAATTTGTTACAAGACCTTCTTTATACAAATTATTAGAGAAGAGTTCTAAACATAATAGAAAAATAGAACTTGAATACGATTGTAAAATAAACAAGATAATACAACCGTTATTAGTCAATTCATCACAAAAGAGTTTAAAAAGAGTTTTATTCTTGTTAAAATTATTGAAACATCAAAATGCTTTTAAGTGATATGGACAGACTACAAGAATATAATAATTACATAAATTCAATAAAAGATAAATTAGAAAAGATTGAACAAGATAGAAACAATATTCCTAATCATCCAATCTTAAAAAATGAAAATTTATTGATTTATGATGTATTTAAACATATTTTGTATCATGGAAACGATTTTGATAGGTCAAGAGCAATCAAATATTTTGAAAAATTAAATGATTCGCAAAGAGAATATCAACTAAAACAAATTATTTCATACCAAGAATTTTTGAATAAATTTTATCCAAATGAATAGAAGATTAAAATTTTTAAGAGCCATTAGAGACTTCTTTAATATAGAAGTAGGTGTAGTTCCTCCTAAATGGCTTAAATTTATATATTATGTATTATTTCCAACTCATTATATTATTGATAACCAAGAGTTTTTAAGATATGATGCTATGAATAATAAATTCTATATATGGAGTCATTGTTATAGCGGAGAGATGCTTTATTATCTTTCAAGAGAAGAAATAAATCCCGACCTTTGGTTTAGAGTTATCAAACGAGAAAATGGAGTTATAACAATAGAACAAAAAATTTTTGAAGAATCAAGAAATTGATTCTTTTTTATTTGGATAATATCTTTTAATTAATTAACTTTGTAGAAGAAATTTAAACATAAAACAAATATGAACAAATTAAAAGTAGTAAAATTAGAAAGTGAACAAATTGTTTTTGATAATGGAATTATTTTAAATTCCTACCACGACCAAGACTGTTGTGAATCTCATTATTTATGGTTTAATGATTTAACCTTAGAAGATTTTGAAGGTTTGGAATTTGATTTATCAAATGATAACTTCTTTAAAAGAGTAGAAGGTTATGGAATTGAATTGATTCCTATTAATGGGTTTCCTATTAGAATACCTGCTTATGCCGACAACAATGGTTATTATAGTGATAACTTGATTCTTAGAATAAGTGACTCTCTCGGTTTTTATAAAGGATATGACATTACCGAATGTCAAATTTGGCAATATTAACCTCAAACAAATCTTATGAAAAAATTTAGAATAGTAAAACAAGAAACAACAAATGGTTTAGGTGAAGTTGTTAAAACTTCTTATATCATTCAAAAAAGATTTCTATTTTGGTGGTTTGATTGTAATATTCCAAATGCTCATATATTAAAATATTCGGGTGTATGTTATATAAATAATAATGTAAAACATTTTTCTTCCAAAGAAATTGCTCAACAATATATACATGATTATTTACTTTTTGAGTTTAAATATTCTTATAAAAATCATCGTGTAATCAAAGTAATGGATAATGACTATTATGTAGAAACACTTAAACTAAAACCTATGTATGTAGATGTAAGTGATGTTATTAAGAATGTTGATTATGATACTTGTCACCAATATTCTTACTCTTTAGATAAAATTAAACAAATAATTGATAATAAAGTTTTAAAAACTAAAACAACTATTGTATGAAAAAATACAAATATCCAAATGAAATTTATAGTGTAGGATATGATGGAAACATGGACATTTTTGAAATACAACCCATCAAAATTAATCATGGCTATGTTTATTACAAAACTCATAGTTCAAATTTTTTAGTAGTAGTTGAAAGTGATTTAGATGAAGAAGATTTTAAGAAACAAATTAGTATTGATAGATGTTATTTAACTAAACAAGAAGCATTAGAACATGAAAATATTTTATAGAATTTCACCAAGTAAAGCAGGGTATAAAAAGGATAAACCTGATTATATCAATAATAAGAATTGTTTGGATAATTTTTTGAAAATTTTTGTTAATGATAACGAAGATGTAAAAACTACTTTAATCTCTGATATTAAAGATTTTGATATTAATGAATATACTGATAAAGAGATTGAAAAATATCAAACTTTATTGTTAAATTCGGAACTTTTTTATCGTGTAGTATTGGAAAATGTTTACTTTGGAAACGGAGCGGAATCTTTCAATTACGCTTTAGACTTAGCTCTTAAAATTGAAGATGATGAAGAAATTGTTTATTTTGTAGAAAATGATTATCTACATAGACCAAACTCTTATAAATGGATTTTAGATGGATTAAACAATATGAATTTTGATATTGTATCTTTATACAATCATCCTGATAAATTCCTACCACCATCAAAAGGCGGTAATCCAAATGTAGATACTAACGGTGGATATATGACTAAAATCTATCAAGGAGAACTTGGTCATTGGATGCTAACAGATTCTACTACAATGACATTTGCTTGTAAAGTAAAAACTTTAAAACAATACGAAAATGTTTTTAGAAAACATACAACAGGAACTTATCCACGAGACTATGATATGTTTAAAGAACTAACTATCAATAATCAATTAACATTAGCAACTCCAATAGAACCAGTTGCTACACATGGAGAAAGTAAATGGCTAACTAAATTTTATGATTGGAGTAATGTCGAATATTAAATATTATAGATTTAATGGAAAGGATTGGGAAGATATATATAATCTAAAAATATCAAGAATTTATAATAATGATAAATTCACCCATGAAGTAAGATACCAACAGTATGTTGATAATAGTTTATGGAAAATACTTTCTTATTTAAACTTGAACGAATATAGAATAAAGGATGTTTTTAGAAAGACCAAACCAATTGTAGAAACTTTTGTTGAGGTTAAACCAAAAATAATTCATAATACTAAAAGAATTTCTTGGAAAGATGATACCGACCATAAATATTATCTATCCCAAGATTTATCAACTATTTTCAAAATTAATAAATATAAAATCTATATTAATAAATTTGATAAAATAGCAATAGAATTTGTTTACTATCAAACAAGACATCATTGGACTAATAGAAAATTAGAACATCCATGTTGGATATTAGATTGGCAACAAATTGATTCATTTGATTCAATAGAAGATTTTATTCATAATAGAATTTTTGATTCATTTTACCAAGCAAATAAAGTTAGACTTGAATTAGACCCAAAAGCAACTAAAGAGCAATTAGAACAAAATCAAGTTAAGTTAAATTGGATGAACAAAGTTAAATCTCAATTATACACACAAGTAGGATGGGATGAAAATAAACCAATAAATTTATTATAAGATGAAAACATTTAGAGATATATTCAATCAAACACTTGAAACAAATAGTTCCAAGAATCTAAAATTTTATCTATTATATAATCCCGAATATCATTTCAAAGAATTTTTAGAATTTAAAGTGATGGTTATTCAAGATTATCAAATTTCTTATGCTCGTGATTTTGATGTTGAAGAATATATTAGATATATTAGTATATCATTTCCTGATGTGTTTGAGAGGATTTATATCGAAGATGACGATTGCTTAGATAAAACAATGATTGAAGTTGAAAGCACCGAAGGGTTTAAATACTTACTTTTTAGTAATAAAGAAGAGTGTGATGTATTTTTTCAAAAAGGATTTTTTAAATTTTAAATATAAACATGAAAACATTTAGAGAAGTAATTTTAGAATTTAATAAATGGAGAGACACTCCTTTTAAAAGAAAGGATACAATAGGCTCATATCCACGAGTAGTTGCTCAACAACCAGATTTTGAGTATTATATTATACATAATGACGAAGGTAAACAAATTGAAACAAAAGGTCAAACATATTTTAAAATTGATGAAGTTTTTAACTATTGGTTAATTAAAGTTTTTAACTTGCAACCTAATTATGACCCTTTTGAAGATAAAGAGGATTATCGTAATAAACGTAAAGAATATGAACAGTATATGAGATATTATTTACCCTAAACAATTTTGTAATGAAAGATAAATTGACTATCTTTGTGGATAGGCTAAGAAAAATAAATATAAACATGGAATTAGCAGGTAACTTTCCGTGGATTTATATTAATAAAATCAATGGTAAAAGAGTTACTGAAAGATTTGAAGCTAATCATGGTTTTACCATAGCCTTTGAAACTAAGAAAGGAATCGAATTTACCGACTTAAACGAAATTTTTAAACTAATAAGAAAATATGCGAAATAAACTAAGAAATTTATTTACGTTACTTTTTATAGTAACAATCTTAAACGTCTTATCTTTGACGTTATACATAGTATATCCACAATATCAATTAGTATTCATATCTTGTTTTACTGCATTGGTGATATTAATTACATATATTCTTAACAACTTTGAAAATTTACTTCCAAATGAATAAATCAATTGAACAATTTATAACAGG